CCGCGGATTTACGCGGAACAGCCAAATTATCCGGAAGGATGGAGCTAATGATTACTGAATCAATACAGAACTGGCTTGAAACGCTGGAACTTAACCTTGAACAAAAAGTGTTATCGGGTTTGTGCTTACGTTTGGCACAGTCCTTTGACCAACAAGCCAACACCTCTACCGCTGCGGAATTGCGGAAGACCGTTTTGGAACTACAGCGATCGCTTGGAGCCTCGAACCAAGAGATCGACCCTCTGGAGAAGTTACTCACTCGCTAATGCTCCAGCTACCGACTACTTACACGCCTCCCCTTAGTGATGACTTCATTACTGATGGGGATAAGCTCATCGAGTTTGCCAAGATCGCGTGGAGTAGCCCGGAGAGTCCTGACGGACTAGAACTTGACGAATGGCAGAAGTGGTTGCTTCGAGCTATCCTGGAACGCTACCCGGCAGATCATCCGACTTATCCAGGCAGACTTAGATACAGGCAAATAGTTATCAGCGTTGGACGCCAGAACGGTAAGTCCCTAATTGCAGCCATGCTTGGACTCTATGGACTATTGCTTCATGAAGTCGGCCCTCAATGTATCTCCCTGGCCTCGAGCACGGATCAGGCCAACATCGTTTACAACCGCGTTCTTTATGTCATCAATAGCAACCCCTTCCTAAAAAAGCGATTCAAGCGAGCCACAGAGACTCGAGGAATTGTGACTTCGGACGGAGGAGGACGCTATGACGTCAAGGCAGCTAAAGAAGCAGCTCTTCAAGGTATCCCAATTAGCTTCTGTTTATTCGATGAGCTACACCTTGCAAAAGAAGGAATGTGGTCGGCTGCTGTTCTCGGAACCTCCCAGCGTAAGGATGGAATTGTCGTTGGAATTACGACAGCTGGTGATCAAAACTCGAAGACTCTAATCGACCTATACAAGTCAGGTAAGGCAGCAGCTAATGGAGCCGAGGACTTAGAACGCTTCGGGTTCTTCTTATGGGAAGCACCAGAGAATGCTAAGGTCGATGACCCGAAGGCAATTATGCAAGCTAACCCTTCGGTTGCAGCAGGTCGTATCCCGATGGAGCAAGTAATCTCCGACTTGAAGACTATCCCGGAGCACGAAGCTAGAAGATACCGACTAAACCAGTTCATCGCAGGATCTACAAACTCATGGCTACCAGGAGACCTATTCAGAGCTGCAACTGGTCGCGGTGTCACGAACCTAACTGGAGGCGTGTTTGCCGTAGACATTACAACTAACTGGGGACACGGAACAATAGCTTATGCCAACGACATAGACGGAATCCATGAAACCGAATTAGTCATGTCTTTGGTTTCGCCTACCGAGCAACAACTCTTCAATGAGATAACATCGCTTTATAGCAAGCACAGCCCGCGAGCGATAGCGTTGGATGATCGCCAGTTACCAGGACTAGCTAAGAGACTAAAAAACTCTGGCATTCCGGTCTGGACACTCTGGGCTAAAGAAGTCTCTTCAGCGTGCTCGACTGTCTTTGCTATGTTTAGTAGTGGCTCCGTTAGGCACAACAGCGATCCCCTCCTGGTCGCTCAAATGCCTAACGGTGTCGCTAAATACTCCGGTGAGAGTTGGTTTATTAGCCGTAAAGAATCACTCGGAGACATCGACGCAGTAATGGCAACCGTGTTTGCACTATACGTTTCTTCTCGTGCACCACACGCCTCAATCGGAGTCTTTTGACGGTGGTCTGTGGTATCCTTGAGTCCAAATGGCAACTATCCTTGACAGGCTCCTAGGTCGCAAACCAGAAGTTCGTGCAGCCCAGCCTACAATCCCAACAAGACAACCGAGTATCGTAACTCCGAACTCGGCACTTAGCCTGACCGCGGTTTACAGGGCTATCCAAATCATTGGTTCCCCGATTAGCAAAATGCCTATAAACACTTACCGCTTTGCCACCGGAGTCGAGCTAAAGGTCGAAAACCCAGTTCTAGTAAACAACCCTTCACTAGATCAAAATCGCAAGGATTTTTTATTTCAGACCGTGGTCGATCTAGCTCTTCAGGGTAACTCTTATTGGTTCAAACAATACGGATCTAATGGTCAGGTGAACAATCTAACTATTCTTCCGGCTGCATCTGTTATGCCTTCTTACCCAAGAATGCAGGATGGCACGATCGACTATTCCACGATCGTTTACGACTACATGGGCAAGCGTTACACCAAGCGAGAGATTGAGCACCTAAGAGTCTTTAGCCAGTCCGGTCAGCTAGTTGGTATTAGTCCAATCGCTTCATGCTATAAAGATATTAGTGCAGCAATAGACTTGAGAGACTACGCTCTAAACTGGTTTACTTCCGCTGGGGTTCCAACTGGAGTTCTAAAAACTAACCAGATGTTGAACAAGGCAGAAGCCGATGAAGTTACGAACAACTGGCACAACAAGCAACAGAATCGCCAGGTCGCAGTTCTAGCTAACGGTTTCGATTACCAGCAAATTGCTTTATCCCCAAGAGACGCACTATTCACCGAAGTTCAGGACCAACAGACACAGGCTATTGCCAGACTCTTTGGAATTCCTGCCAGGTTACTTCTAACTTCAATTCCTGGATCCAGCGATACTTATTCAAATTTACAAGACGAATCCCAAGTCTTCTATAAATTTACATTGATGAACTACACCGACGCAATCACAGATGCACTTACCAACTGCCTACCACGAGGCAACCGCGTCGAGTTTGACTTTGAGCACTTGTTCAAGGCAGATGTCGCAGCACGTTACAACTACTACAAGACCGCAATCGAGGCAGGTATTCTAACAGCCGAAGAGGTCAGAACGAAAGAAGGACTAGATGTCTGAAATGATTACGCGTGAGTTTCAAGTTCGCCTAGATGAAACTGAAGAGAGAACAGTTGTCGGTCTAGCGGTTCCCTATGGTCAAGAGATTGACTTAACTGGAAACCTAAAAGAACGGTTCGAGGCTGGAGCAATCCAAAGCATCGAGAATGTCAAACTCTTCTACGGTCACGAAGAGCCAATCGGTAAAGTCCTAGAAGGACGCGACACCGAAGAGGGTTTTGAGATCGTGGCTAGGATAAGCGATACGCCACTTGGCAATTCAGTTTACACACTACTCAAGGACGATGTCCTAAACCGATTCTCGGTTGGCTTCTTCCCGGTCAAAGACCGGAAGGAAGGTCAAACGATAGTTAGAGAATTAGTTGACTTAAAAGAAGTCAGTATAATTCCCTTCCCTGCCTTTGAAGGGGCAAAAATAACCGAAGTCCGCAGCGAAATCGAAACCGAAGAGGTTGAGGAAATCGTTGAGGCTCCTACCGAAACAGAAAGTGAAACAATGGAAAACATTGAACTTGACGTTCGCTCCGTTCAAGACGAGGTCGCAGAATTGCGTCGCGTTATCGAAGCAGGGCAGACCGTTGAAATCGCAGCACCAGCAACACACAAGTTCCGCTCACAAGGCGAGTTCGCAAAGGCTCTTCTAGTTGGAGACGAAGACGCAAAGGCTCTAGCCCGTGCAGCTTCAACTTCCGCAGATGCAGCAGTCCTTCCTCCATTCGTTGGATACCTGGACACTCTTATCAACAACAACCGTCCAACCTTGTCAGCGTTCACACGCGGAGCACTTCCAGCAAGCGGACTTGCAGTTGAATACATTCAGATCGACAGCAACACCCTTGCAGTTGGTCAGCAGAGCCCAGAGAACGAAGCACTATCCTTCGGTAACTTGAGCTTTGAGGTTATGTCCGCAGATGTAAAGACTTGGGGTGGCTACACAAGCTTCTCACGTCAATACGTAGAGCGTGCAACCATCAACACTCTAGACCAGGTATTGCAGGGTCTAACTATTGCTTACGCTAACGCAACCAACAACGCCGTAATCGACCTTCTACAGAGCCTAAGCTACGTAGGAAAGACATTCGACACTCACACCAACGCAAGCACAGTTGCAAAGGGTATCGCAGAAGGTTCTGCCTATATCTTCAACGCAACTGGTCTTCGTCCAGAGTTCATCGTTTCAGGTGTTGAGGCTTACGTTAACCTAGTATCTATCGGTGCAACCGACGGCAGACTAAACTTCTCCTCAAACGGAGACGGCATGAACACCGTTGGAACCGCAAACATCCCAGGTCTATCTGGATCATTGTTTGGTCTTCCAATCATCGTGGACCCACAGTTGGGTGCAACCGATTGCTTGCTAGCTAACTCTGCTGCAGTAACTTCATGGGAGTCTGCTGGAGCACCGTTGAGACTATCCTCAAACGACATCACCAACCTAGAAGATTCTGTATCGGTATATGGCTACATGGCTGTTGCTGCACAGCGTCAGGGTGCTATCGTTTCACTCCAGACTGTAGCGTAATAGGTCTATAAATGGCTGTGACGTTGGAAGAGTTCCAGGCTTATGTCGGGACCGATGAGACTACATTCCCTCAAGAATGTCTCACCGCCGGACTTGCTTTAGTGACCAAGTATGTTGGTGCAGTAACTACCGTTCCGGTATCGTTGCACGATCAGGCTGTCCTAATTGCAAGCTCGGAGCTCTTCCACCGTCGTTCCGCTCCTAATGGAGTCGCTCAATTTGCAAGCTTTGATGGAGCACCCATTAGAGTTGCCAAGGATCCTATGAACGCGGTCTATCCGTTGCTTCAGAGATACGTAGGCTATGCAGTATGAGCGAAATCAATGCTTCTAAGGTCGAGTTCAAGCTCGAACTAACAGAAGCTGGATTGAACGTTCTGGAATACATCCCAGAGCGAATTACTCCACCGATAGTCCTAATAAACTCCGCACAGCCTTACTTGCAGACCGCACAGTTTGGCGAATGGAGCATGGGACTTGAGTTAGTCCTGGTAGCCTCTACTGCGACTAACAAGAAGGCAACGGAAAACCTAGATCAGCTAATCGAAGATGTTCTAAACGCAATCGAATCTCTGACTTACGTTCGGATTACTTCGGTAAACCAGCCTTACAATTTACAAGCAAACAACGCCGAGTATCTAGCAACGAACTTGTTCGTATCGCTAGACATCACACTTTAGAAAGGGAGTTAGCTAAATGGCTGCTTCAACAAGAATCAAAGCACAAAACATTATCTTCAAGATCGGTGCAACCGACTACGCTTGCGACGCAAACATGGTTGAGCTAACCCTAGGTGACGCTCCTTCTGATGTTCAGACTTTTTGCGAAGTTAGAGTTGGAGGAGAATGGGCACTTCAGCTAGATGGTATTACTTCTGGGGAAGACACAAGCCTTTACCGTGTCCTATGGGATAACTTCGGAACCGAGGTTGCCTTCGTGATTGCTCCTAACGGAAACACTACTCCAACTGCTGACACACCTCACTACGAGGGAGTTGCAGTATTCAACGAGCTTCCACCTCTAAGCCTAAACAGCAACGAGACCGCTCTATTTTCGGTAACTCTTCGCGTGAAGAACACACCTCACGACCCAGCTACCGGCAAATACTACGGAGTAGAGATCGTAACAGCAGCCTAATCATGGCTAACGGAGTTAAGGTTGTCGGCCTAAACCAAGCTGTAAGAGCACTAAGAGCTATTGGGGTTCCTTCGTCTGTAATTGGACAGGCATCTCAAGAAGCTGGTGAAATTGTAGCTAGTGTAGGTCGCTCCTTAGTTCCAGTAAAGACCGGTAGACTCCGGGCAACAATCAAAGCTAGAAAAGTAGCTCGTAAGGTTGTCGTAAGTGCCGGTAACAATACAAGCGTCCCTTATGCTAACCCAATTCACTTTGGTTGGAACTATGACCGAAAGAACTTCGTTCAAAAGAACATTCGACCAAGACCATTCTTTAGTAATGCTTTGGCAAGGACACGCACACAAGTTTATGAAAAATTCTTTGATAGCATGGAGAAGCTACTAAAAGAGTATTCAAACAAAAAACCATAGGAGACACAGAATGAACCAATTCGACTTTGAGAGCTTGACTCTAGAAGAAGTAGAACTAATCGAAAACTTGACAAATTCAAGTATCGATGAAGCCTTTGCAAACGGTAAGCCTAAAGGCAAAGCCCTATCCGCTTTTGTTTGGGTAGTCCTCAAAAGGGATAACCCTAATTACAAGATGGAAGATGCAAAAAAGATTAGCTTGAAAGACGCCCTAGGAATGATCAAGGGTGACGAAGAAAAAAAAGAATAAGGGAGCTATCCGCTAAACGAATGGCGGAGTTCTGCCGGGCATTCAACATGAGCCCTTCAGAATACAAAGCTCTGACTATGAACGAGTATGCAGCGTTTGTAAAGATTTTGACAAGGAAATAAAATGGCTGGAACCTTAGCTCTAAACGTAGAGATTCTTGGAGAGTTCAAGAAGCTAACTTCGGCAACCCAAGGAGCAGAGGGAAGCCTAAAAGGTCTCCAGGATAAAGTTGCCAGCTTCTCCACAAACATCAATCGCATAGTTGGTGCACTTGGAATTACCCTTAGCTTCCAAGCTTTGATTGACGGAGCTAAAGCTTCAGTAGAAGCTGCAAGCGATCTAGAACAACAATTCGGAGCACTTGACTCAATCTTCAAAGGCAACGCCGATGAGATGAAAGTCTTCTCGAAAGAGATGAACGAAATTGGTCTAAGTAGTGCTGACGCTGCAAGACAATCCTCCTTGATCGGTTCGCTCCTCAAGGGTAATGGTCTAACTATTGAAGACACGGCAGAGAAAACTAAGAATCTAGTAAAACTTGCTGGAGATTTAGCTGCAACTTTTGGCGGACCGACGGCTGACGCGGTAAGTGCAATCTCTTCCTTACTCAAAGGCGAACGAGATCCTATTGAACGTTATGGTGTATCCCTAAAGGCAGTAGACGTAGAAGCTCAAAAGTTAGTAGACGCAAAGAACGGACTAGTGTTTGCTTCCGAAAGAGAAGCAGACATCAACGCAACCCTGACTCTACTTTATCAAAAGACAGCAGACGCTCAAGGACAATCAGCAAGAGAAGCAGACAGTTACGCCGGTGTTATGGGATCACTAACCGCAAAGTTTACTGATATGCAAGCGGAAATCGGACAAGCTTTACTTCCAGTTTTAACAGAGTTCTCTGAATGGTTACAGACTCCAGAAGGAGAAGCCAAGCTTCAGGAAATTGTGGATGGCATAGTAGCAATCATCGAGCAACTTGTAGCAGCCGTTGAGTTTGTAGATGAAAACAAAGACTGGCTAGTGCCGATGGTGGTTGCTATCGGTGCAGTTACTACAGCCTGGAACGTTGCTACCGGGGCTTTGAACGCTTACAAGACAGCAGCAGGTATTACGGCAGTTGCAGGTGCAGCAGGTGCAGCAGGAATAGCAGGTGCTGGAGTTCTAGGTGCTGCAGGAGTTGGTGCGGTAGCAGGTGGATTTATGCAAGGTCAAGCACTAGGACAACAGTCACAGATTTATGCAGGTTCGGGCTTCCAGCAAGGAGGAGGACTCTTTGGAGATGCCTTCCAACCTACTCAAAACATCGTAATCAACAACAACGTAACAGCTAAAACTGACGCTACTCCTTACGACATAGCCCAAGCTATCAATAGAGCTAACCGAGCTACCGGAACTAACTTAATCAGAAACGCACAATGATTCCTAACTTCACCATAGATGAAAACCTAAAGGTCGAGTTCTTAGTTCCCGACGCAGAAGGTAACACCTTCATTCTCGGTATTAGCGAGCTAGGTGGGACAGATGTTCTAGGTGGCTTTGGAGAGTTTATCCTGGGCGTATCTTTACTAGGTGGAGACGATGTTCTAGCTCCAAGCTCCGGTCTAAAGTGGCAAGAAGTCTCATGTTCGGTATCAAGGGCAAACATCTCTGTCGGTGGATCACTTCAGGATTCAATCAACTTCCAGCCTCAACCAGCAACCGCTAACCTAACTCTTCAAAGCTATGACTTAGATCCAACGGTAAACAAGAACATCAGAGCTGCAACTAAGTTCCGAGTTCGGCTAGAGGATGACGAGCTAGATCGCATTCTTTTCCAGGGCTTTATTGACACCATCGATGTTACCTACTTTCCTGATGGTCTAAACCTAATTCAGATAGTGGGCTTCGATGCTTACAAGTCCTTAGTAAACTCTCGATTTGCAGTTTGGGATACAACATCCTTCGGGACTCACATTCACGTGGATGAAGTCTGGGAGCTAGTCGGTATCTACTCCGGTCTAGGACTATCGCCTGACTCATATCACGTAGGGGGTCAGATTCCAGTAGTAAACGAAACTAACGTCCAGGTAAGCTCCGTGGTAAACGACGCTCTAACCGTTGGTAATGGTTTGGTTTGGCTAGATCAGGACACCGAAGAGCTAGTGGTAATTCACCGCACCGGAGTCCAAGCTGGAACTCCAACGACTTACGTAATCGGGAACAATCACGGTGAGCCATACCATCTTTGCATGAGCGAGATAAACGTCTTCTCTGACGCGGATGCCGTTTATAACTCCCTAACCGTGTCTTTGACTTCCGACCCAGCAATCTTTACCGTTCGCAGGGATCAGGACTCTATTGACCTATACGGGGAAGCAGCTATTGACGTATCAATCAACACAACAAGCCTTGCTCAACTAAACAACTGGGCAGATCGAGTCTTCAATCACAAGTCAGCTAACCAGGTAAACATGGTTCAGACTCCAACGATTGACCGACTTGGAACCCTCACAGATGCAGCGGTGTTTACACCAGGAATGACGGTAGGCGTAAGCTATACTAGAGACCAGCTGAACATCGTGGGATTCTACACTATAATCAAGGTCTCTCATCGCATAGATGTAGATAATTGGTTCACAACCCTCGAACTATGGAAGGAAGCCTAGTGGCTTACAAAGTATTTACCAACGGATCCGTGCTCCAAGCGAGCGAGGTCAATCAGAACTTAATGCAACAGGCAGTTGCCACATTCACAAACGCAGCTGCTAGAACCGCTGCAATTACTTCTCCGGTAGAAGGTCAGATGACTTATCTGGAAGACGTTGATCGTTACTTCCATTGGAATGGTTCAGCTTGGGTTAGTCCTTTTGGTATGACTCTAGTTAGCACTGTAACTGTTCCTCCTTCTAGCACCAACGTTTCACTAAACAATGTATTTACAAGTGAGTTTAGAAACTATCAGATTGTGATGAACATTTTAGGTGATAGTGCAGGATTCACTATGGCAGCAAGAATGCGTCTTAGTGGTGTGGATAACACTGCTGCAAGTTATGGCTTCCAATTACTAATCTCTGCTGGAAGCGGATCATCTAACGCCAGAACTGAAAGCACTACTAGTGCAAGGGTAGGCGGATGCTCAAACGCTGCTTGGCAATCACTGGTAATGTCAGTAAACAATCCAGCCATAGCACAACCAACAACTGGGTTTGTTCAAAGCCAATACTCTATCCCATTAGAGCAGGAGCTGACCGCATACAGACATTTAGTAAGCACAGCTTATGATGGAATTACATTCATCGGTGGTCCATTCCGGGGCACTATATCTGTATATGGATTGAGGTAAACATGACCGAAAAGATTTTTATCTACGAGGATAACGAGCAAAGAGAAGCAACCCATGAAGAGGCGTTGCAAATCAAAGAAGATATTGCCGAAATTGAAGCTCGTGAAGAAGCTAGAAAATCAGAAAAAGATGCTAGAGACTTGGCTAGAACTTCCGCACTTGCTAAGTTAGCTGCACTAGGTCTAACAGAAGAAGAGATCGCGGCACTATAAAATGGCGGACGAATCAAGTTCAGTCCGCATTACGCAAGCTGACATCTACAAGAAGCAACTCGAACATAGCGAGATACTAACGAAGGTTCTCCAGAAGCTAGATCACCTGGATGACGTTCCAGACCGTCTTAGAGAAGTCGAGCTAACATTAGCCCGGCTATTTTGGATTGAACGGATTGCCTACGCAGGACTTGGAGCTGCCATTCTTTCAATGATCGGCTTACTAACAACATCGATTGGAGCATTCTAAATGTCATGGATTAGACCAGTAGAAGCAAAGATTAGCGATGACTTCGCAGCTCACACAAAGCGGAAGTCAGTTAACCCTGGAGTCGATTACGTCGTTCCAGTAGGCACTCCGCTAGTGGCTATTGCTGATGGAACCGTTGCCAGGATCTCTAACACCGTAACTGGAGCTGGAGGACGTGTAGTTCTTCTAGACTTCCCTTCCGGTCATAAGGCTGACTACCTGCACTTATCTCGCGTCGATGTTGCTAAGGGTGACTCTGTAAAAAAGGGTCAGGTCATCGGACTCTCTGGCGGATCAGGACTTGGTAAAGAACTTGGCTATGGTCCACACTTGCACTTATCCTTCCGTCACGGTGGAACGTTCCTAACCGGAACCGGAAACATCGATTATGAAGCATTCATCGGTGCAACACCTAAAGCTCCTGCCAAGGCTAAGGCTCCTGCCAAAACTGAATCAGCTAGACCAGTAATCAAGCGTGGAGCTAAAGGCGAAGACGTGGCTTACTTGCAAGGCAAACTAAACCTAGTAACTGACGGTTCATTCGGACCATTGACTCATCGAGAAGTTCTAAAGTTTCAAGGTGCTAACGGACTAAAGTCTGACGGAGTCGTTGGACCTATGACATGGAAGGCAATCGGCTAATGTGGCTAGACATCGCTAGAAGAACTCTCGCAGTCATCATTCTGAAGGTCACAGGAATCTTCGTCGGTGGAGCTGCTATCGGATTAGAAGTTAGCCAGGCAATCGCCATGGCTGCATTCGCAGGAGTCATTGACGTTTCACAGGAGCTATCCCGTTCTTACCTAGCTGACGGCAAACTAGATCCAGAAGAGATCAATAAGTCCTTCGGTAAGATTGCAAATTCGCAGGAGAAGCCAAAGAAGTAAATGTCATAGTCATCTATTAGGATGACGGCATGGATATAACACAGAAAATCGAGGCTTTAGGCTTCGCAAAGTATCTAGGCACTTTTGAGCCTGGCACACCAGAATGGCACGAAGCCCGTAAAGGTTTAGGCGGTTCTGATATCGCTGCAGTAATGGATAAGAACCCATACAAGTCAGCCTTCACACTATTCTGCGAGAAGACCGGGCTAATTGATGGAAGCATCGAGCCTTCTATGCCTATGCAAATGGGAACGGCATTCGAGCCAGTTATCCGCGACTTGTTCGTCAAGAATAATTCAGAATGGCTAAAGGTTCATGAGACCGGAACTTGGGCTAGCCTGGAAGAACCTAGATCAGTTGCTAACCCTGACGGCATAATCGAATGGGACGATGGCAGCCTCGGAGTCCTAGAGATTAAGTTCTCTCGGATGTATTGGGACAAGCTTCCAGAACACTATAACCTTCAAGTTCAACATTACCTATCGGTTCTAGGCTTAAGGCGTGGTGTGGTCGTAGCGGTCACAGGAGGCGATTGGAAGGAATTTGATGTTGTCCTTGATGATTCCCTTGTCAAGACCATGAAAAGCCGTGTAGAGGCGTTCTACGGCTTCCTAGACACTAATACAGCTCCAGACTACGACGGAAGCGAATCTACATATGAAACCGTTAGGGAGCTATCCCCCGGTCTTGAGGAGGGTGAAATTGAGCTTGGATCACTATGGGCTAATCTTCTCCAGGCTAAGTCAGAGTCCGAGTATTGGGAGACACAATTCAAGGCACACAAGTCCGCGGTTCTTGCATTCATGGACGGGACTAAGTATGGTCTGTTTCAAGGCGATAAAGTGATATCGCTGCAAGCCCGTAATGGCAAACCGTTCATTACGTTCACCAAGTAACAGGAGGAAGACATGGGTTTCGACCTTAGCAATTACGAACCAGTTTCAGAACGTATTCAGAAGTTCTGGAAGACATATCCAAACGGAAGAATCATTACCGAAATCAAACTGATCAATGAAACCGAAGTTGTAGTTCAAGCTTCCGTCTTTACTGACCGGGAAGACCCTAGACCTGCATCGGTGGACTGGGCTCACGAAACTAGAGGCTCATCACAAATCAATAGAGCGAGCTTTTTAGAGAACTGCAGCACGTCGGCGATTGGAAGATCCATAAGCACATTAGGTATATCAGCGTCTAAAAATCGACCTAGCCGTGAAGAGATGATCAAGGCAACCAGGGAGTCTCGCAACTTCATCGAGGAGGCTTCGGAGGCTGCAGCTAACAAAGACCTAGAGACTCTTCGCGTGATCTATGCAACCGCCGTAAAGTCACAAGTCGATAACGATGTTCTCGAAGCTATCAAGTCTCTCGCTGATTCGCTAAAAGCCAAGTAAATTGGAAAGGGCTAGAAGCCACAGAAAACTTCTAGCCCGACGCGAAAGCGTCACCCAACCACGATGGGCATTCACCAGTATAGCCCAGGAAGGCACAGAATGAGCATAGAAGCCGTTGCAGCCGTCCTGCATCACTCAACAAGCACCGCAACCGCTAGAAGCGTCCTGACCGCTCTGGCATGGCATATCGGTAATGATCCAGAAGAGGGTTGTTATCCGTCTCAAGCTCGGCTGGCTAAATTAGCCGGGTGTTCCGTTAGACAAGTTCAACGCAATCTCCAGAAGCTAGTCGAGGCAGGGGAAATTGAAATGTCGCAGCATAACGGCGAAGGTTATCGATTCGACAGAATCACCAATCGATACTGGATCACTCTTGATTGTCCGGAAGGTTGTGACGGTAGTTTGAGTCATAATCTACGGGGTGTCAAGAAAGGCAGAACGGGGCGTCACCTGCGACTACTCGGGGCGTCACCCAAGACGTCACGGGACGGCGTGGATGTCGTGTTAAAAGTAACTAATAATTAACTTAAACTTAAAGAACACTAGAAGGAGAAAACACAGATGGCAATAACAACAATCTATGCAAAAATCGCTGAAGTAGTAAACGAGGGATACCCAAGACTTCGAGTATGGGAAACCTATGACTTCAAGGGCGAAGCACGAAACAGACTCTGGACTGCATGGCTAGACAACCCAACTAGCTTGAAGAAGGATGACGAAGTAAAGATTGAAGGATCACTAAGCACTAAGGTCGGAACCTATAACAAGCCCGGTCAGGAGACTAAGCAGGTAGTTGAGCACTCATTGAACAATTGCCTGGTCGAGATGGTGAAGCCAGCGGAAGCAAGGACTCCAATTCAGGAAGTCATAAACATCGTTGCACCAGGAGAACCACAGGATCTACCCTTCTAGATGTTCCAACTATTCGTTGCTGGAGAACCTAGACCACAAGGGTCAAAGAAGGCTTTTAGCAGAGGTAAGCACATCGTCCTCGTAGAAGCTAACAAGGATCTCCCTGCCTGGCGAGAGACCATGAAACGGATGTTTGAGCTAAAGATGCTTGAACGCGACACACCGTTCCCTGTGGCTGTTGCTGTATCAATTCAGTTCTGGCTTAGAAGACCTAAGTCAGTAACCAGGCAGTATGCAACCGGAACTTACGACATCGACAAACTAACAAGAGCCGTCCTAGACAGCTTGGAGTCTGCCGGAGTAATCGTGAATGACAACTTGGTGGTAGATCTAAATGTTCGGAAGACTTACGCCGATGACCATGAACCAGGAGTCTTGGTAACGGTAATTCCCTTTGATAACGATTCTGTAGTTCAAGGCGTGTCGGACTTGGAACGTAAGCGTCGAGGGCTAGTTTGAAACTATGAAGATACTATTTTTAGATCTTGAGACATCGCCTAACTTGGCTCATGTTTGGGGACTATGGGATCAGAACATAGCAATAACACAGATAGAGCGTTCCACAGAAGTAATTTGCTGGGGAGCTCGATGGCTTGGAAGTGACAAGGTCATCTTCCGGTCAGTTCATCATCACGGTAAAGAAGCCATGCTTGATGAATTACACCGCGTCATGGATGAAGCTGATGTTCTTATTGGATGGAACTCTGCAGCCTTCGACTCGAAGCACATCAAAAGAGAGTTCGTCGAGAACAACTATCTTCCACCGAGTCCCTGGATAGAACTAGATCTAATGAAGACCGTGAAGAGTCAGTTCAAGTTCCCTTCTAACAAGCTGGACTACGTAGCTCAAAAGCTAGGGGTTGGATCTAAAGTTCCACACACCGGATTCCAACTGTGGCTGGATTGCATGGCTGGAAATGCTAAAGCTTGGAAGCTGATGAAGGAATACCAGATTCAGGACGTGAACCTCCTAATCGACCTATACCACATCTTGTTGCCGTGGATAAAAAACCATCCACATCTAGGGATTGCTAAAGGTGAGCAGCTATCCTGCCGTAACTGTTCAAGTGAGAACCTAATCAAGTATGGCTTTAGATACACCCAGAACGGTAAGTATCAGCGGTATCTCTGCCAGGAATGCGGTTACAGCCTTAAAGGTGAGACGATCATGATTGCCCGGCGAACATAACATTTTGATAACAAACCACGGGACACTACTTGACACCCAGTAAATCTAAATAAACTGGGATTACACAGAAGGAGAACATCATGGTCAAGACAAAGAAAATAATCAAAGCATCACTAGCCACGCTATTCGTTTACGGGATGACTGTTATCGGGTTCAGAGTAGAAGAACCCGTAGTAGGTCTTATCGCAGTTCTAATTGTTTGGCTTTACTTCAAGGCTGACTTTAGTAAGTGAGAGCACCAAGAATGACGCAAGAAGAACGCAACGCAATCATGTTCGAGGCTATGAGACTACTCATGGATGACAACCTTGTATGGAGTCAGGACTTTGAGAACATTCGCCCGGCACTTGGGAGCTTGTTCCTAAAGGCTATGGCAGCACCAACACTATCCGAATCACTAACCACGCTAGCAGTAAGGATCATAAAAACTCATGGATAACTACGAACAACAGAAATCGGAACTTATCGAACGCCACGCAGAACAACTAAGAGACATCATTGTCAGAGGCAACGTCGAGAACTACAACATGGGATGGCAGGGAGCCGAGAAGCACTTCAAGGATGCAATAGTCCGAGGAGTAGTAAACGATGGAGTCATTAGCACTAACGTCGATGTAAACCACCTGGAGAGAATCGTCAGGATTATCGAGGAAACAAAATGATTGAATGCTTATACTGCAACGAGGTATACCAGGCTGAAGACCATACCACTTGTCCCAACTGTGCAGTAAATACAGACACAAAAGGCATTACCATCATTCAACTTGATGACAAAGAAGAAGAACATTGATCTACGTAGTTTCTGGAGCACCATGCTCCGGTAAAAGCACTTACATAAGAGAGAATGCAAAGCCTGGATCAATAGTAATTGACATGGACAGAATTGCATTAGCTCTAACGACAGAAGATACAGAACACCATGACTACAGCAAGGCAATTAGATCCTTAGCGATGACCACTCGCAAGACAGCGGTCAAGAAGGCTATGACCCTTGGAGCCGTATTGGATGTTTGGGTAATAGATACAGAACCTAGTCAAGAATCCAAAGCGATGTATTCCTGGTATAAAGCGAAGCACATAACACTAAATCCACCACTAGAAGAAATAATGCAGCGGATAGAAGACAACAGACCGGAGCACCTAAGAGGCAAACTTAGGAAGCTGGCTATGGACTACTACCTGAATGGCATAGAGAGGTATTACGAATGAAGACTGGATACACTAAAGGGTTTGAGGCTGGGTTGCAATACGCTCGCAATCAGCTTCTTGAGTTTCTAAACGCTCACTACGATCTAGGGGACATCCTGACTCTTGGTGAGATAATCAAAGAACTGGAACGCTGGGAAATAAAAGATTATGAGACATTGAGAGGACTAAGCGATGGCAGGTTGGCACGACACCGCAGCATGGCGGAATGCAAGGGCTTATGCGAAGACTGTTTTGGAACCGATTTGTGTATCGTGTGCGAAGGAGCTTGAAGGTGAAGACTGGACAATCGACCACATCGTTCCACCCGGCAACGGGGAACCCAATCATGACATCGTCAACTTACAATCGCTATGTCGCTCATGCAACGGAAGAAAGCAAGACCGCGTCCTTCAACGAATCACTTGGAGGAATGCCAGGTTCTAAGACGGGGGGGCATAAGGGGCTAGGCATCCGAATACTAAGGGCAATCAATGATCTATTGCCATTGAGTATTAGACCAATAAAAAGTAAGAGAGCCTATAGACGGCGGTATCTAGGGATAC